TCACGTTGGAATCTGTTCGCAATAACTTGCACGTTTCCGAAATCGCTGACATAAATGTCAACGGCCCCGACCAATGTGGCAGGCTTTGCTCCTCCATCAATGTTGAAACGGCTTGAGGCAATACCAGAGAAACCTGACACGCGCTGCTTGTTAACAGGGCCGCACATCAAAATCTTAGGTGTACCGCCTTGTGACCACACTTTTTGAATCACATTCTTGAGAATGGTTTCAGTAAATGTGCGCACGTTGCCATCTGTACGGGCGCTGTTTGGCAGCGTTGTATAAGATGGATCAGTACCATTGGTCTGCTTGTCTGTGTTCGTCTTGATATACGCACCCAAAGAAGCAGTCACACGGGCAGTAGTCGAATCACCAGCGACAGCGATACCGCCATTCAACATCACGAATTCTTGGTCGCGACGTAATTCCGCGCCTCGCTTCGCAATTTGATAGGCCAATTCTGAGCGCCTGCCTGCCTTGTTGACCACTTCTTCAGTGGCTGACAAGATGATTGTCTTGCGTGAAATCTGCGCATAGTTTTGCATACGCACAGTAGCAGTCACAGAGTCAAATGATGCAACATCATCACCCTCTAACTGGGCATTGGCAGCAGCTGCGGCCAATGTATCGGTCTGATATTCAAACAATGCGTTGGACACGTTTTCGCGGCCAATGTTTGAAGCATATGGAGTTTCCTCTGGAGCTATATTTGTAATAATATTGCTCAAATCTTCCCGAATACCCTTTGCAGAGTAAGTCAAGAATGTGTTACTTACGATAGCCATAATTTCCTCATTTCAATAAATGTTCAATTGCAGAAGCCGCATCATCGATGCGACCAGTTTTTGCAAGACGCTGCTTTGCTCGCACACTCTCAGTTGTTGTCGAAACCCGACCAGCTGCACCAGGCTTGGCTGTTCGTGGGCCATTGTTCACCACAGGCTTAATGCCTTGGCGCTTACTTACCATCTGGTCAAACAGTGCTGCTTTACGCAACAACAAGACCAGTCGGTGGTCGTAAACGCTCTTCAAATCTTCATCGGTAAAGCCTGCTGCCTTCGCAGACTCAATCACCAGCGCCTTTTCGGCCTTTGCCTTCTTGGGGTCTTTCCAATCAGGTAAGGCTGCCAAGAGAGCTTCTTGCTGGCTTGCAAGTTGGGCTTCCATGGCGCGCTGCTGTTCATACTGGGACACTTGAGAGAGTCGTTGCTGTTCGGACTGAATAGCACCAAGTTTCTCTTGTCTCTCCCGCATGACTTCCTTTTGCCTCACCCACTCGATTGGGTCCTCATGGTAGAGGCGCTCCAAATCGACTTGAGGCTCTGAAGACTGAAGTTGGGTTTGCAATGCTCCCAACAATTGAGCATATTGCTCACGCTCGGCTCGGACTGCTTGCGTTTCTTGCTCGGCCTGCTTTCGCACTTCGGCAATCTGCTGCGTTTTCCGAGTGTAGTCCTGAGTCCTGGAGTAGCCCTTCTGGAGTTCGTCTAGCGTGACAGAAACTTCCTTGCCGTCAACTTTGACAGTGAAAGTCTGCTGCTGTTCTTGCTCCTCTGGCTCTTCCTCTTCTTCGGACTGTTCCTCTGAGGTCTCTTCCTCTGGCGCGTCTTCCACACCAGAGTCATCTTCCTCAGAAGCCGCTGTCTCGGTTTCCTCTTCGGATTCCTCGACTGGCTGCGTCTCGTCAACTTCTGCTTGTCCCTTTTCGGGGGCTAACATTGCCGAGATAGCACTGGCCGCATCGGCCATATTCATTGCTTGTATTTCTGCCATAGTATTTTCTTAAATTAAGGTTTTCTGTGATTTGCTGATAGCGTTCTGTGCAATTTTCCCGTTGTCCATTATTTTGATCAACTCTTGCCGGAGGCCATCAATGGCCTGCAACATACACCACGCTGTCTCGCGCCTCGCAGACTCTTCGGGTTTCGATGAACGAAATACCCAAAGTTGGTCGCCTTCTAATTTTGCAATTGCATTGTTGAGGGTTTCATCCTCTAGCAGCTGCTTGGCCTTTCGGCCTTTATTTACTTGGTCTTCGTTTGTCACTTACTGTGCCATTCCTTGAAAGGTTGATGGGGGCATCATCTCAGGCACTGGTGGCTGCGGCTGGGACACAAACTGTGCCGCCTGTTGCTGGGCCAACAATGCCTGCTGACGCATTGCTTCACGATCAATATTTTGCGCAGCGTCAATTTCCGCTGTGCTGATCTGTGATTTGTACTTTAACTCAATTTCATACTTTTTGAGATACAAATCTTGAGCCATTTTGTCGCGGGTCAGATCGTCATCCATGATCATCTGCTGGCGTTTTAGCTCCAGCTCGGCTGCTTTCTTCTGGATATCTGCCTTGATCGACTCGGCCTGCACTTGGGCCAGCACCTCTTCGGGGCTTGGTTTTGGTGTTGGCGTGGGCGGCACATAGTCGGCAGGGATATCTTGGAAAAAGCTGGTCGAATCTTTGAAACCAGATAACTCTACGATTTTGCGCAGGGTATTACTAAACTGCTGTGGCGTAACCAGGGGATTGGTCGGGCCAAGTTGTTGCAGAATTTGCTCTTGCTTGGACATGATCATCATCAGCGCTTGGAGCTTCTCGTTGGTGTCGCCATTGCCCAAGGCAATATTAATGTTGGCATCCATCGACACATCCCAGAATCTTGGATCGATCTGCACCCACTCATTGCGCATTCTGACCATGCGCGCTTTGTCCTGGTGCGTTGTGGCCAAGAACAAAATGCCTTTAAATAGCTTTTTCATGCCTTCAGCCAGAATTCGGGCTGTCAGCTCAATGCGGCCTTGGCTGGCGTTGATGGTCGCATTCACCGCGGCCTTGGTGCTTGACTGCAATGCATCAGCGTTTAGACCCATGGCGGCCTTGCTCATGCCGGTGCGATCTTCTTTGATCTGGTCCATGTATTCCATCATCGGGAATGCGGCCTGACCCACAAATGGGGTTGTCAGGGGTTGGACCATGCCAGGCGCTCTCATGCGAATGATCGCGCCTGTCTCGTTGTTCAAGACATCATCGATATTGACTTGGCCTTCGACCACCGCTGTGCGCGGGTGGATTGACTGGGCCAGGCTGTCCAATGTGTTGCGGAGTATTTCCGACTTGATCTCTTGCAAGTCGCGGGTGATGTCAAAAATTGACATCGCCTCCAAGGGAGAAGTGTGTGGCTCTGGGTCGCAGGGAAAGTCAGCAAAGGGAATGTAACTGGCCGGCAGATTACGCACCACCTTATAGCCACCACCCATGCAGCAGACCTTGCGCAGCTCTGCAATGCCGTCACCATCAAAGTCCACGCGGGAATAAGCCTCGATGTAAAGCACTCTGCGCATCATGGGATTGGCAGCGTCATTTGTGCCAAATGTCGTGGACAGTGGCTGGCGCGCCAAATACTCGTCATTGCTATCTAGGTCAGTCGATGACATATTTTCTTCAATTTCATCCTGGTCATAACCCATGGCCAACAAATCGGCCATGGTGGCCATTTGCCGGTGGGCAATGATGGTCGAATCGTCAAACGATCTGGCGCGTCTGTCCAGTAGCAATTCTTCGGGTGGCACGGCCATGATCCTGATCCGGCCATCCTTTGTGATGCGCTTGATCTGCACATCATGGACCATGGCTGGGGGCGCCATCACTGGCTGGCCAGTCATTGGGTCCACAGTGCTGATCTGCAATTCGTCAATGCTTGGGTCTGGGTAAGAGACCACGATCTTGACCTCACCACCAGGCTCTTGCATCAGCATTTCTAGGGTCTGGTCATCGAGGCCGGTGTACTCTTCAATTCGGACCTTCTCTTCGTCTTCCCACCAGAATTTGGCAATGCCGCATTTACGCACCAGTGCATCTTTAAAAATGGCGTAACTGGTCAAAAACCCGTTGTTGTCATTCTGGAAAACATAGTTTGCATAGTCGGTCGCCTGCTGGGCCATCTTCACATCTTCTGGGCCACGCGGTGCAAACTCGACCACATTCTCAGAATTGAAAAACACGCGCATGAGGCTGGGCAGCATGGCCGAGACAGTGTCCCGCACTTCCATGGCCACCACCTTGCTGTTACCTTCGACCTCATTGCCGAATAAATCACCGCGATAGTATTCAGTCCCTTTGGCGCGTGTTGGTGACAGATCACTGTCCACATAGCTGATGGCATCGGTCAGGTCTTGCGTGACAATGGCTTGCAGCTCTGCATCATCCATTGGCTCGGTGGCTGCAATGTCGGTATTGATGGCGCTGGTGATGTCTTGCTCGTTCATGGGGAATCCTTTTGTATGGCTCAAATCAATTCTAATTGTGAACAAACAGAATATGCGGTAGTTTTACCACCAAAATCTCTTGGTCGTCTAGCAAGATATCTTCAAAATAACTCGCATCTCCAGCATAGCCTTTGTCTCGAAATCCAACCCTTTTAGCTCTGTCTGTCTTCACAATTGCAGCGCTTATATCAATTGAATTGCGCCTATAACTTGTTTCAAAGTAAGAATAAGGCGGCAAATCTCTACCGCCAGGGCGGTTGTGGGAATGCACCATGTCAAACAAAATGACATCAGGCTGCCCAGTGGCCACGTTCAAAATCTCTACTGCTCTTGGGATAAAGTAATTATCTGCATTGGTCAGCAGCAAATAATCGCCCGTGGCCTGCTCAATCCCAATCTGCCTCAAAGAATGCCCGTAGTCGTTAAATCTAGACTCTGTACAAAAATACTTGATTTTCTTTGGCATCTGCTTGGCCAGTGGCCGCATTGCCTTTTCAAACTCGGTGCTTGGCCCATCGTGAATGACTGTAAGTCGCCAGTTGTCTGCGCTCTGATTTATCCAAGACTGGACAAACACCCGCATTTCATTGGTGCGCTCATAGGCCACCGCGAATACATCAATCAAACCATGCCTTCGCATATTCGGGTCGATTCTCTTTGAGCCATGGCATTGCATCCTCATGCAGCTGCTTGGCATTCATGCCAATGGTGTTGCTGCCAATGTGGTGGACATAGCTTGCGCTGACATAGTGGCCGTAGCCTTTTTGGATTAAGTCCATACAATGCACATCATCGCTGTACCAATTCAGAGGGGGAAACTTTGCCTCTTCAAATGCGTCACTTGATATCCATGCAAAGATTGGGCTAACCTCTTGGACCAGTTTGATGTGGGCCTCAGACGGGAATTTGTAGAAGCTCAGTCGCTCACCAGGCTGGCAAATGCGCACATTCTGGCCAGACCTTGCCGCATCACTTCGAGCCGCCACCCACCCAGCTTTGTAGCTGTTCATGGTCCTGACAATGGCCACATCTTCCATCAGCACCTTCACGCTGGTGGGTGTCAGCACAATGTCATCATTGGCCACAATGCATGATGACCAGTCCTTGAGCGCTGCCTCAATCACCTCGTTGTAGTCCTCGCCAAAGTTCCTTGGCTGGCCAAAGAGTTTGTAATCGGCATCAAAACGCTCAATGACAGACTCTGGGCCGCGCAGATAGACCGGACACTCTGGCGCGTATTGCTTGATGGATTCCAGCAGCACGGCCAGACCATGGCCCCTCACAGTGGCAATGACAATCGGACAAATCATTTCTTGGCCTTGTTTCTGGCACTAATGGCAGCCGCCTTTGACTTGGCATCAGCCTTGGAGCTTGCGCCCCATGCCTTCAATGACAGCAGCAGTCTGGTTGGCTCACCGGCCTTCATCTCAGGCCCAGGCATATTGCCCATGCGCGCCAAGAAGCTGGCACGCCTTGGGTTGTCGCCAGCCTTGACTGGCGCTTTCAAATCCATACCCTGCGCCTTCGCACTGGCACGGCCCTTGGCATTTAAGCCGCCTGATGGGCTTTTACCCTCTTTACGCTGCCAAGCTGGGGTCTTCATTTCTTTTTCACTGGCTTGGCGGTTTTAGCCGCTGCTTTAAAGTCAGCAGCGCTTGGAGCGCCTTTTGCCCCAGGCTTGCGCATTTTCTCTTTGCTGCCAGCAGCAATTCTTTCGCGTTTTCGATGAATATTTTCATACAAACCTTTCATTCCTCTTCTCCTTCATCTTCCATGTCTTCAGTCTCTTCACCCGTATTCGGGCCACCCACCACCCATGCATCGCACGTTCTGCTGGCTGCGCACTTAAAATCAAAGATTTCGCAATAACCGAGATCGGCCAACTTGATTGTCCCCCACGGGTCTGCTTCCATGCCAATGCCGTTTGCTATGCACTCTTTGATCTTGTCAGACACGTTGAATGCCGCGCAGTTACCGCATAGGCTTTGCTTTGCGTCATCCATGCTGACATCCCACTGGTCTGCTTTCTTACGCCAAAAAGCCTCGTTTGGCAGCTTGGGATTCTCAGGACCATAGGCCGCGCTGGTGATTGCCTTGGCGCGGTTTTTAAGATTGAGGGTAATGTCTTGCGTGGGCATAGGGCAGTTCTCGCCTGCGCTCATGTCTTCGCCCTCTTCTTTATCCATGACCTGGCTCATGGTGCGCTGCATAGTAGCCATTATTTTTTCGCCTTGTTTGTGGCCGTGCGCTGACCGCGCATGGGCATCTTTGCTTCTGACATGGCAATGGCCACCGCCTGCTTGGGGTTGGTCACAACCTTGCCAGTGCCACCACTGTGGAGCTTGCCGGCTTTGTACTCACCCATCACCTTGCCGACCTTCTTTTGCGCTTTGGTCATCATCTTCATAGGTTTCCCCCATTGGTTTGTCAATACCCGAATTATGCAACCCTAGACAGATTTCTGCGCAATGGTTGTGACCACTTATTGCCGCCTGCGCTGCCATACATCCCCATGACCGCATCACTTGCAAATGTCAGGACAAAAGCATCGGCCTTGTCGGGGCTTGGCAGGCCGCGTCTCTTGATCTCATCTTTCCCCTCGATGGCGATCTTGCCGTTTGAAGTGAATGAGTACCGCACTGTGGCCAGTTCAGCAATCAAGACCTCATCCTTTGGCATCTTGCAGTCTCGCGCCTCAAGCCACGCCCTTGCCTTGTACCAAAGCTCTGCCTTCAGATTCCTGTAAGTTCCACCCATGGCCGGTGATTCCGAGACATTGATCCCTCTGGCCGGCAGGCCCAGCTCTCTGAGCCGGTCCACCACCCCAGCGCCTAATCCAATTGAATCGACCAAAATCTCTTTCGGCTGCTGGCTCGGTGGCAGTGCTTGGTATTCGGCCACCACCGCGCCAGTCAATTGCATCAGGTCCAGATTTTTCCATGTCCTGATCGCCTCAGTCACCGCATTGCCCTGGCGCTTGCACAGAGCTGACCTGTCACTACCAAACCGCGCCACATCCAAGCCCCATAGCATGGGCGCGTAGTCACTTGGCGCGACATCCCGATTGACCGCGCTCTCCAGCAAGTCCATGGCAATCACAGTGTCATCATCGCCCTTGGGGAATTCACCGATCACCCTGATCCGGTAGACGTTGCTTTCCTCGCCATAGCGCATGGCCATCTCTTTGACGTACTCATCACTCACCCTTGGCGAGTCAGTGCAGGCCACTTGAAACGTGGTCCACTCATCAGCCAGGCGCGTGTGGGTGTCGTAGAAAAACCCAGAGCTTCTCACCGGATTTCCCAATAACAGCGTCACCGCGTTGTGGCCAGACATCGATCCAGCCGCGGCCTCAAACACTTGCTCTGGCACACCACTGGCCTCATCGGCCACCAGCATCACATTCTCTGAGTGAATCCCCTGCAAAGCCTCTGGCTGCTCGGCCCGTGATGTCCTGGCACTTATAAACATCTCAGTCGGTGCAGCATTGAATTCAATCCTTTCCTGCTTGACAGTGAGTAACTGCTGCAAAGGCAAAGGCATCGCATTGATCCACCTCTTCAGCTCTGCAAACATCGCGTCATAAAGCTGGCTGCTTGTCGGTGCTGTCACCACAACCTTGACCGGACTTCTGGTCATAAAGTACCAGAGCATGGCCCAGCTGCTTGCCGTACTTTTCCCCACCCCGTGGCCAGACCTGACAGATATCTTCCGATCCCCCCGTGCAATGGCCTTCAAAAACTCAATCTGCCACGGGTCAGGGTCAACCCCCAGCACCTCTTGCACAAACAAGACTGGATCAGGCTGATATCGGTCTACCCACTGGGCAAAGACGTTCTCTTTCATGGGTGGATCGTCTCATAGATGGCCCAAGCCTTGGGACTCATCGCCCACTTATGCGCCTCTAGCTCATCAGTCCGCACCAGTATCAGCAAATGCATCGTCATCGCCAGGTCAAACCGATCCTCTTCAATCGCTTCCATCATCCGAATCTTTAAATCCAGAAGTAGTACCGACAAGTGCAGCGCTGTCAATAAATCAGTCATTTGGCCATCTCCTTTAAGTTCTGACTGGTGATCCTATTGGTCCAGCATGATGCACAAATCCATCTCGATGCACTCATCTGCACACCACCCTCTGGCGGCTTTTTCTCTTCGCATTTATTACAAAGCCGTAATTTATGGCCATGCACATTCCCATTCAGCCTTATATGGTTATTTACAAAATTACTCTTCACTGGATTCTCTGCACTTTATTATGTGGGTGCGTTAACCACTTATCACCTAATATTCTTAATGCCTTAATATACTGTCTCTGATTATGTCTATTAGTGCTATTAGGCACATAATCGACACAGAATAATTTTCTCACTTTAGTTAATATACATATATTCATATAATCCCCACTATTTGATTTATATCGACCCATGCGTGTAAAGCAGTATGCCCGTCTGGACTCATTAAAGTGCAGAACACTTTCCCGTCTTTAGTCTCAGTAGTGTCAATCACAATCCACTCCTGACCTTTAAGTATCACTGTCGCTTGCTTAGATTTCATTCGTTTGCTCCGTTGTTTGTGGAGTTGACATTTTTGCACAATTTGACTTAGTTGTTACTTTTTTAAAAAATTTTTTTTGTAGGTGTTTAGTGCCGCCACAGTCGCCCCCGCCAAGCCGGCCACGGGGGGCCACGGCCACCGACCGCCAGCGACCACCGCTGGGTTATCCACGGATTTTGGCCAACTTTATCCACAGATTCCTGTGCATAAGTAGGTCTGTAATACTTTAATGCACTTAATTCTGTGGATAACGACTTGTCCACTTAACATAATGGTCGTTGTATAAAGTGACTGAATCATTTGGTATTCACTTATGCAGAATCGTCTAGTGATACGACAGTGCGCTTGCGCAGTGCATCGAGCGCCATGCTTCCAAGGTCGATATTGACCAGGGGCTGCTGCTTGTCACCATACTCATCTGGCGCCTGCTTAGAGGCCAGCCAGCGCCTTGTGTCCACCCGTAGCTTGGCCACTTGCGCTTCTTGAGGGGTTGCAGCGTCTGCAATTTCTATCGTTTCCTCTGCTAAACTTCGGCCACCACGCGCCCGCGCACGCGCAAGGGCAGAAGCCCGTGCTTCGCCTCCCCTATCGATCCAATCATAGAAAGCCGTGTGACTTACCTTCAACGACCTTGCCAAGCTGAGAATGGTCTCGCCTTCGGAGAGTCTGTCTAGCATGGCAATTTCGCCACCGGCAGCGTGAATCTTCTTGTTGACATCGGTGGCTTCTTTGCGCACAAGAGCTGCCTGCTCTTTCAATCCCATTTGTCTGGCTGCAATGTTGTCTGCCACCTCTGCCAATGTTTTAGCTTTTGCCATTCAGATAATCCTCAATTGATTTAATTGCTTCGGCAGCTGATCTGGCGATAACTGCTCGATACCCTTTTGCATTTAACTGCAAACCTACAGCGCTTTGCTTGGTTGAAACCACACCGGCCTTGGTCTTCATCTCCACAAATAACGCATGAAACCCGTTTTTAGGCTCCAAGACGCAAAGGTCAGGCATCCCTGCCAATACCCCTTCAGAATGCAATCTGACGCGCTCTGAGGCCGTTCTATCGCCTCCATTCGGTATTGCTGCAATGATGATGTCCGGATAGAACGCTCGAAAGTGTTGGACCACCTTGACCTGGTCAATGTGTTCAATGCTTTTGCGCTTGCGCTTTATGTCAACCACCATGACTCGGATTCTACTGCCGAGGCTTTGGTCTGAAACATATGGCATCGGTGTTTGACATCGGTTGGGAATGCAGCCAGTCCAGTTCGGCTGCACTGATGTTCGGACCATGTGACTGTTGCCCATCCACCTTTAACCTTTGCCTGGTCAAACATCCACTGCAATGGTTTTGCGTTGACCTTTCTGTGTCGTTCCATCTGCTCTGCTGGCATCGACTGGCGCTGCTCGACCATTTCCGCATTAGCGCATTGATGGCAGAAAACGCGCTCATCTTCGATGAAATCTAAATTTGTGGATAAGCTGTGCATAACTTTCCTTTGTGTTGGACCATCAAATGCTCGTTTCTAATACGGAAAGCCCTTAAGGAATTTTCCGCCTTTCCGCATTAGAAACTGAAGTACCTTCCAAGCCGAGACTGGTCTGTGGATAAGTGGGTCTAACGACCCCACTTATCCAACAATCCCTGCCATTGTCTAATACGGAATTCCGTATTAGTTCCGCATTAGTTCCGCCTTTCCGCATTAGACTGATCATGCGAGTCTGACCCAGCCTGACAGTGGCTCATTTGATGCGAATCTGGTGAAGATGGCCGTGCCAATGTGCTTGCGGATATAGCCTGCATCTGAGCCTTTGACAGTTGAAAAGATTTCAGTCCAGTCCAGTTGGTAGGCGTTTTGGAGTTCTTTTGGCACGATTGGCCTACCTGGTCCTCTTCGCATAATGACGCTGCCTTTGTCATTGATGATGGCTTGAACATGGTTGCAGACCTCATCGCACTTGTCTTGGATGCGCTGCTCTTTGGCGCTGTCTTGTATTGATTGCTTGGCGGCCATTCGGTCTTGTTCTGACGACATGGCTGGAATTGCCACCCGACAAATAATCTCTTGCACATCGCCAGCTGGGGTGATAACTAATTCTGGGAATGTGATGGAGTCGAATTTGATCTCTCTAAATTGTGGCTCGTAGCGCGTTTTTGTCAGCTTTAAGTATCTCTGGTTATCCTCATCCATGAAAAGCACGCCTGTCAGGGTTGCGTCACCCGTAAAGGCAGAAGCTCCACGGGCCATGGCATCGGAGTCTTGTCTAGAGATTGTTTTGTTTGTATGGGTCAGGATGCAGACTGGCGCTTTTTGTTGTATGAAAATGGTCTGCTTGATGGCGGCAATGTAGGCTCCAACTTCAGAGTTGTCATTCTCGTTGTCAATATCCATGGTCGCATTGGCCGTGTCTAAAACTAATAATGGCTTAATGCCATTAACAGTGTGGCGCTCAATATTATGTGCAAGTCTGAGTAAATCCTTGACATTAGACCTTCTGGCATCAATAACCACAAACCAGTCATTCAGATTATTTATCTTGTAATGCTTTGAATATGCAAATAGTGTTCGGATTATCTGGTCACTATCTTCTGTCACGATAATTGACTTGCGTTTCTTTTTAGCGTGAATCTCGCAGCCATCAACTTTAAACCCTGCCATGACCATGCACATTGACAGCACTGCTGTGGTCTTACCCACGCCAGGCTGACCGGCCAAGATGAAAAAAGAATGGGCCATGAAACCTTCGATCAAATAATCGATGGGGTTTAGATGGGTCAGGTCTAGCGTCAGCTCTGGCCATGATGGGTCTGGTGCATCAGTTAAAGCTGGTGCATTGATCACCGCGGCAAAGTCTTCCACCGCGCTTTTGCGCTCGGCCTGTTTGGTTGGAGCTTCCCACCCACAGTCTTTGGCGTGCTTGAAGAGTGTGCCAATGCCAACACCTTTGCCCTGGTGAAAGCTCTTCCAGTGGGTCTCAATGTCTTTTGTCCCTGCATACTTGTTGCCGGCCATGGACCAAGTCATCCATGGGCCTAATCCCATCTCGCCAAACTCAGTGTGTAGCGCTTGGCCTAGTTCAATCCACTGGTCGTAGTCGCAGTCTGGGGAAATATGGTGCAAAGCCTTGACTGCGCGATCAAGGTCGCTGTCATCCAGTCTTGAGCCTAATTGGGTGAAGTCAAATGATTGTGATGGGGCGACTGGCTTTGGCTCTTGGAGCTGGTGCTGCTCAATAATGCCCCAGTCCATTAACAATTCATGCAAATCGACTGCCTCTTGGAATTCACCGACCACAGCATTGCCACTGAGTAGGACTGACTTGCCTGCACTGTTTGGGAGGCCAAATACCTCAAGCTCTTGGCCACCGCCTAGTTTGTACTTCGGCAGCACAAGGTCAGATTCTTTGGGTGGTTGGACCCATAAGAATACATGGCGACCACGGCCTGAGACAGAAACCTCGGTCAGCATATTGTTGGCCTTGACATACTTAGCCATGCGCTGGATGGCCACATTGGTTGGTCCTGATGCGTGCTTCATGTCCACATCAAGGCAAACCAGATAGTTCCCTGATGCACTAATGATGGGGCGCTGCTGGACTAAACCAAGATATTGGCCATGTGGGGCCTCTTCCATGGTCCAGACGTCTTCAGCGTTGTAGAGATCGCTTGGGTCTGTATCACGGGCCACACCTTGGCCAGACCGCTTGTACGGGATTTTTTTGGAGCCTTGCAGGGCAAAAGTGCAGAAGACTGCATCGGGCGCCACAGCGCCTATTTTGCAGGCCAGTGTTTGGGACTGGCTGAATGTATCTGGCAGGGGTGTTTCAGTTATAGTTGACACTGAAATTCCTTTAAGTTGGGGTTTCATTTGTAAGTTGCCATGAGAGATTGACCTTTGACCTGGCAGTGTTAACGCGCTGTCAGGTCTTTTCTTTTGGCAGGGGATGTGATTCTATTCCTTCGCCTTAACAAGACTTGGCGCAGCCACCTTCTCACCGACTAGGTCTTCGGACACCTCGACCCCGAGTTTCAAGACAGCACCGGGGCTTTTCAGTTCCCATGCTGTAGGCGTGTCTTTGAATGCTTCCATGACCAGCGCCTCATCTTTCCAAAATTTTGTCTTACGGCCTGCGCGCATGGTCCAGCCATCAATGGCCTTGCCTTCAGTGATCTGAGCCTTGGCAGCAGACTGCACTGCATCGGCCCATGCGGCTACTAGGGCCGCGTTGTCCAGCATCTCAGGGGTAATGCTTGTGTCTGGCAGAAAATCGTTCCTAGCGACCTCTTGGACCTTCTCACGCATGGATGGGCAAATGGTCTTGGCCTTACAGTACCGGCAGGCATCTGGGCTTGGATGGGTTGGTGCATCGCTTGAGAGCGCCAGCTCGGCAGCTGAAAGCAAGCGCCTGCCATGCAAGTTCAAGTAGTTGCCAGACACTGTCCACTTGCTGTGGCCAACACGGGGCTGGAATATGTGCATGGTGCAAGTGATGGTGCTTGGCGCTTTGAGCTGGCGCATAGCTCCCAGTGCATAGGTCAGCAGCTGCTTGTTCTCATTTGCGTCAACGGCCACACGGCCAGTCTTCAGATCAATGACATGAAGATGGTCCCCATCGACCAGGATTGCATCGGCTGTCCCGCCAAGCGCTGGGTGCAGGGACTGTAGGCCCTCATCGAGATTGACCTCGATGAGCTTCTTGCGCGGATTCTCGACCAGGGTGTTGACAAAGTTGGCATAACCTTGGGCCATGGATAAATGGTCAGGGTCAGTGCCAGTGGGTATCTCACCACCGCGCAAAATGATCTCAGAGAGTTCATGGATCGCTGTGCCAATGGCAGCGGCTTCGCCTGCTGGCTCATAAGGCATGAGGGATTCAAGCCTGTATGAGCCAGGGCAAGACATGAAGCGGTCTGTTCTGGATGCTGAGAGTCGGGCGTGTTTTCGGGTTTCATGTTGCATGGTTTCTCCTGGTTAAATGATTTGATTCACGATATTGAGCTTCTTCAAGACCTTGGCCAAGACTGTATGGTCCAAGCTGGCCTTGATGGTCAGAATGTAGATGACGGGTAGAATGCCAGACTTGTTGATGTTCTCAACCCTGCTACTGGCCTGCTCCAGTGCTGATGTGGACCAAGTGCATTCAACAAAGACAATCGTGTCGGCAGCACTTAGGTCCACGCCTTCAGACATGGCGGCAATGTTGCCGATGATGCATTTGGTTTGGCCAGACTGAAAGTCTTTGAGTGCCTGGTCGCGCTTGGCCCGTGATGTATCACCCACCACAATGACGGGTTTGTGGGTTTTGAGTTCATCTTCCAGGGCTTGGACCACATCCTTATGGTGCGCAAATACCACAACTGGCTCATTGGCCTGGAGCAAATCATCGATAAATTCACTGGCGGCCTTCACCTTGCGCATACCGGCCTCGCGCATGATCTCTGCCAAGCCTTCAAAGGCCAGCAAGGCATTCGGGTTTGCCATCAAGGCATCGGCATCAAAGGCTTGCTCGCGCTTGTCATTGGCCAGATCAAAGGTGATCAGGCTGACTTGTGGGTCTTTGTAGTCTTTGAAGATGTTTTCTTTTTTGCGTCTCAGCACATGAGGCTTCATCAGCTCTTTGAGTTCGACCAGGTTAGACGCGCCACTGGTGTCTAGGCCCCATGGCGCGTTCCACATCTTTGCGTATCGGGCCGCAAAGTCAAACCAGCCGCCCCTGTAAATGCCAAGGCCGTGCAGAATGGGCCACAGCTCGATGGGCCGGTTGGGTATGGGCGTGCCAGACAATGCATAAACATGGTCTACTTTCTTCATGGCCAGCATGGCTGCCTTGGTCCTTTGGGCTTTTTGATTCTTAATTCTGTGGCACTCATCCAAAACTAGAGTGTTATATCTGTCCAAATCTGTTTGTGCATATTGCAAAACATCGTAGTTAATGATGGTGATATCTGCGCTGTTCACCTCTGAAGCGCCTCGTTTTCCATTGACCACATGGACCGAGACGTTGGGCGCGAGCTTGGCAAATGCAGACTCCCAGACTGTCTTGGCAATGGCTGGGCAGACGATCAGTGCGGGTAGGTTTTCAAGTGCAGCAGCTGCTGTGGGTAGCGTCTTACCAACACGGGGCTGATCGGCCAGTATGGCCCTGCGCCTAGACAGCAAGAAGAGCTTGGCCTCTTGCTGGTGGGGGAATAGTTGCATTTCGGTTTCCTCGTTTTAAGTTGTTGCGATCATATCTGCATTTGTGCTAAAGTGCAATTTCTGCAAACGCAGAAAACGATAAATCGTTAAACCTCGTAAACCCTTAAAAGGAAAAACCATGTCAACCAGAGTCGTAACCGGAAAAGTTCGTTTCTCATATTTCAGCGCTTTGACTGCGCGTAAGAATGAAATGAACGGGAAAGAAGAGTTCTCAACGCAAGTGCTTGTCCCAAAGACAGACCTTGACACTGTGAACCAATTGAAAGCGGCAGCCAAGGCCGCATTGATGGCCAAGTTCGGAGACAAGATTCCGAAAACAGTGCGCAATCCCTTGCGTGATGGCGATACAGAAGTCAAATCTGATGGCGGCCCACTGGGTCCAGAGTATGCGGGTCACTATTTCTTCAACACCAAGTCAACCAATAAGCCTGGCGCTGTGGATGCCCATGGCCATGACATCTTGGGCAGCCAAGATATTGTTTCTGGCGACTATGGCCGAGTCAGTTTGAATGCCTATGCCTATGACCAGGCAGGCAACAAGGGCGTGTCGTATGGCCTCAACAACATCATGCTTTTGTCAAAGGGTGATTCGCTGGGTGGTGCAAAGCCAACAGCTGCCAGTGACTTTGGCGTGGTGGCCAGCAAGGCCGCGCCAGCTGCTGCCGAATCAGTCGATAACGACTGGTGATTTGTCGATCAGCTTATTAAGCGCCAAGTGCAATTGATTGACTGATGTCCACAGTGGCTCCACAGTTCCAGACAGCCATCGGCTTACCTGGGACTGCTGGATGCCAGCCTCATTGCACACCGCAGCCATGGTTATCTTGTGAGCCTTGGCCTTTGCCTTGATATCGTGAATTGATTGCATGATCGCATTCTAATTGCGCTTTATGTATAAAAACAACACATAAAAATAATTCTTGCAAGATAAATCAATTCTGTCAAAATTCGTTACTCTCATTCACTTAAACGAAAGAAACCATGAAACCGCAAACCGAAACCCTCTTGGATTATTTGACTGCCATTGCCATTGGCGTTGGCATGGCCGCACTCTTGGTCGCATGGTGGTCAGCATGAAACCAACACCCAATTGCCCCAGAGGCTTGTTTGAATTCAAAGCCACCATTGAAGACGTTGATCTGGTCTGCTTTCTGGAATACTGCCCTGCTGAAAAAGGCTCGACAGATTCCTATGGCGCACCCTATGAGCCTGATTTAGAAGAGTCAATGACCCTCAATAACGCATACATCGCTGGCACTGATGTGGACATTGCCCACATGATCTTGCAAGGCTTGGTGGACCACATTGAGGTCTCTGCGCTGGAGAAGCTCAATGACCGATAAAGAACTACCACTGGCCCTTGAGGCTTGTCTTGACCTTGTCAGTGCCATGGTCGATCCAGAGATTTATGGGTATGCCATCAACAAGGATGTCAGAACCCACGCATACGTTGTCAAAACAATGCTGGAGCGCTTGAAAGCCCGAATGGAGAGCAGCACATGGCCAGAGGCTTAAAACCCCGTGTAAGCCCTGCCATCGAGGCAGCACTCCAAAAGAAAGGCAATCTGTCAGACCTTGACTTGGCCAAGTTGTGCTTTTGTGCCAGGCGCAGTGCTGCGAGGATTCTGTTTGATTTGCACCGCCATGAATTGGTATATATCAGTGGATATACCAGAGTGAGCGCCAATGGCCAGTGGCGGCCTCTGTGGTCATGGGGTGATGAGGAAGATGCCATTGCACCTGGGCCAGTGCCAGGCTCAGAGCGCATCAAAAAATACAGAGAGAAAATGAGTGCAGACGACAAAGACTTTGGCTTGGCCAGACGCAGGCAGAAAAGACGGGTTGTTAAACGCGACCCACTTGTAGCCGCGTTTTTTGGGAGTTGATAATGGAAATTGAAATACTAAAGCGCTTGCTTGAGCAGGCTCAAAACATTGAAGCGGAGACCGGACAAGCTCCAACAGCAGTTGAAGCTCTATCCTGGGCCATTGATGAAATCATTCACCAAAGAATGAATCATAAGCAAGCAGACCACCACCACTTGCAGCAGCCAGAGCAGCTGCCAGTTTAGGGTCTACAAAGCCGGCATGGGCTTGGCCACGAATGATCATGTCTCGCGCAGTCTCTGGGGTTACATTCATTCGCTTGGCAGCCTTGTCAATTTGCTGAGATAGCAATTCCAACTTAGACGCGCCAATTGGTGATGTCACACCAGTTGCACCAGAGCCAGCGCCCCACACAATAGCTTGTGCAGGCACTGCCTCAAGATTCATTGGCCCAGCCACTTCATTCTTCCACCATGGTCCAAGCGCTGTCATTTCTGGAACGCTAGCGCTTGCATTTGGCACTGATGGAACACCTTTTTTGGTTGTAGCGCCACGCACATCAGGCAGGCCAACTAAGCGCGACCAGTGCGCATCGCCAACTGGCCACTGGGTTTGGAATCCTGTTTGTGGTACTCCAGACGCATGGATATAGCTTGGCACTTTGGCCGATCCCATATCAAGAGCGCCAGACTCTACATACTTTGACATTGGTCCACTGTGGGCCGTGCTGTGATACGGGTGGCCAATAATAGCGCGCATATCTTGGGGGAAATCTTTACCCCTTCTAAATTCAGCCAACCCACCAAATTTTTGGAAATCACCAAATCGACCTTGATTAGCCAACCAGTTGGCGGCAGTGCCGCGGTTAAATTCTGTCAGCACCTCACTGCCTGGTGAGGCCATGCCGGTCAATGCGTTAAATTTGTTGTACTCAGCAATTGCTTGCTGTGGACCATAGATTTGTTCAAAACGCTTAAACAATGGGTCCATGGTGTACCAGGCTCCCATGCCTTTATACAGTTCTGGATATTGCTCTGCTTCGCCAATGATGTTTTGCAGGCGCTGAGTATTGCGCGGATTTGTGACTTCGCCTGCATGGGCTGCACCTTTAGCGCCAGCAGCTGCTTTAAATGGTCTGGTTGTAATGTTGCCTTGGCGCTGACCTTGTTGTGACATTTGCCACAGATCATCTCTGGTCACACCAAAAAGCTGCTTCATTATTGGGTCTTCTGGAGCCACTCTCTTTGCAGCTTCAGCAACAAGCTCTTTGGGATTTTTATAAATCTCAGGATAAGCCAGGCGCTGTGGCCGCATGACAGTTGCATCTTTTTTAGTGATGCCTTTGGTCATCCCGACTGGGGCAAATGACAATGGGCCAGCCATGGCCATCTCGGTCAGTTCAGACAAAGCCTTTTTGTCTGTGACTTTGGCTATATTTTTTGGATCGCCAAATGCCTTGTCATAAAGGTCTTGAAACTTTTTGTCTTTCTCTTCAATACTTAGCAGACCTTGTTGAATTGCCCTGCCCGTACCCTGCAATTGCTGGGTGCGTCTGGGGTCTTGCATATATTGCAAAACATCATCTAATAAGCCTGCCATGTTTACTCCTGTGCGCCAATAGCCGCGCCAAATCCAAGTTGCTCTGCTTTTTTGCGCAATGATTGGGCCATTGGCTCAACCTTCATTATGTTGGCCTTGCCCATCATCATTGCTGCCAGCTTGGGGTCAAGCATAGCCTCAACAAGCAATTGTTGAATCTGCTGATCAGGCAATTTATAAAGAAAGTCTAGCGGCCTTGTCATGGTGCGCAGTGTGGTGTTGTCAGCCATGGACTCGCTAAATACTCGGCCAATCAGATTGCCCATGCTCATGTTTTGGAATGTGTTTGAACCAGGGGCTTTCACGCCTGGTGCAGTTGCAGCCTGACCACGATTGATCTCGTTGATGATGTTGTCCAAACGGGTCTGAGCCGCTGGCGATAATTGGGCGCCAATCTCATCAGCCTTGGCTGCCACTTGCCTTCGCAATGCAGCAGCAGCCAAGACTGGCTCACCCGTCATTAAGTTGGGTTGGCCCGTTGTGACTTTGGACTCGATGCCTTGCAACAAGCGCATCTGGTCAATGGCGCTCGATGACTTTTCAAACTGGCGCATATAGTTCTTAAAGCCTGGAGCGCCAGCCTCAATTGCGTTGTCGATAACTGGCAACAACTCAGCCAGTTGGCCTTTTGCCAAACGCAAATTAGATTGCTCTCCGGCCAACTTGCCAGCCATGGCATCTGTGATGTCTTTTCTGACACTGTACAAAGCCATTGGGTCAATGGTCCCAGTCTCAGGATTGACTCGCTTGGCCAATAGACTATTGACATAGCCCATCGCCTCATCGACTGTTTTACGTTGCGTTGCAGGGTTGGCCATGATGCCGGAAATGGCATTTGTGATCGGCTCAACGCTTACGGCCTGCTTGTTGGCAAATGCCGATTCACGCAATGGGCCTGTGATGCCGGCACGTTTGGCTTCAGCGTATGGAATAGAGCCAGGGGTAGTCACATCGCCACCACGGCCACCAAGTCTTCTGAATGACTCAAGCAAAGCCTGCTGATTTGCAGACAACACGCTTGGGAATGCACCAGACTGATCCAAGCCGCGAATAGCAGTCTCAGCCGCAGCCAAGCCAGGATCACGCGCACCAGCTGCTGTCGTGACTCTTACCCCTGGGACAAGTGGCTGGGCCTGCTGCAAATTCAATGCTGCACGTTCCGCATCTGTGGCCAGTCGATTCAAGACATTCCCAACAATGACTTCTCGGCCTGCTTGCGTAAATGGTTTGACCATTGCACCAGGCGCTGCCAATGCTCTTTGAGTTGTCGAAAGTGTTGGACCACCAGGCGCGACCATGCCGGCCAACATTGCACCGCCAACTTGAAGCGCTGGAGGCGCACCACCTTCGCGCAACATTCCACCGGCAGTGGATGCTGTCAGCGCAGCCGCTGTCTGGGCCTTGGGGCTTTGCGCAAAGAATTGAGCCAAGTCTCTGCCCATGCCAGGCAGCCTTGGCGCGACTTCACCTGCAACACGGGCAACACCGCCAGTGCCATAGCCGGCAGTAGCCACATCTTGCATGATGCGCTCTTGGGGCGTTCTGGCCTCTGGAAACCCAATGCCGGTCAATGTCTTTTCAACCGCTTGGCTTTGCGTTGGAATCCTTGTTCCAGCAGCCAAATTAAAAAGATTGACCATAGGATCGACTACCATGGGCAGCAGGCCACCAGCAGTCAATGCCGCTTGGGCCATGGGGCGAACAGCCAAACCAGCCTGTCGACCTAATGTGTCTGGTGGCATTGCTGGCGCAGCAGTTGGTAGAGGCATTGTCTTCAATATCTCTGTGATCTGCTCCATTGTCATGTCGTCTGGAAATCCGACAGGACCAACACCGATCACATTTACATATTTGGTCATGGCCTCACCTTACTGGTAAACAAATTGTTTCTTGACTGGGTCCCATGTTGGGACACCAGGCATCATTGGCTGTGTAGCAGGGGCAGCACTAGGTTGTGGTGTTAATGGTGTGTAAGGCTCATAAGCCTTACCCGCAGACTTTTGCATTCCCAATGTAACAACACGCCTAGCTTCTGCTTTTTGAGCAATCTTTTCCGCTGAATCACCAACCATTGGGAAGTAGGTCGCATATTCTTGTTTTGCTTCATCTACACCAATGGCAGCACCAGACTCTTTGCGCAGCTTGGCGCGAATCCAGTCTTGTGCCGCTTGGTCAAATTGTTGCGTCTGCACACTTTGGCCAGTTCGGGCCAATGCACCACCAAAAAACGGCACGGCCTCGGCAAGTCGGGTCCCTGCTCCTGGTTGTGAGCCAGCGGGTAAATTGTTAATGATGCTTTGAGCCAATTCCATACGCTGGGCAAAGCCAGCAGCATTTGTTTCGCCCTCTGTCGGCTTACTGCCAGAAACACCTTTGAGTTGTTGACCACCAGCACCCATGACTGGCATGGCTTGACCGCCTGGTGCTTTTGGCACATAGGCAAAACCTTCTGGGGTTTCTCTGATCTCTGTCGCACCACGCAAAAATTCTTGTTGACGCAAGCCAAGACCACCTTGAGCCACGGCCAAGTTGCCTTGGGCCACTTTCAAGTTGGCGATATCTGTCGGAGTCATTGTCTGGGCAAATGTTTCCCCACCTTTTAATGAAGACTTGTTGACAGCCACAGTCTGACCACCAAGATTTTGCAAAACAACATCACGCTTTGGACCATAGCCTGTCATTGTCTTAACGCTGCCGTCTTTGTATTGCTGGACCAAAATGGGGTTGCCTTTAGTGTCAGTCACCTCAATAGGTTGGCCAACTATCTCTGGTCTTGGGTTGATTTTCTCAGCCATTTCTTGGAATCTTTTGGCATCTTCAGACCTGCCTTGAGCTGCATAGATGTCGGCAATCTGCTGATACTGACCAGCCTTTAGTTCGTTGGCGCTTGGCGGCTGAATGCTTGCAGCCAGTTCAGCACGGGCGACTTTGGGGCCAAATGGTCCAGCCTCAGAAACAGGCGCTCTCAAAGCCTGCTGCTCTGGGCTTAATACAGTTGGCGCTGGACCTGTCAAAACTCCAGCGACTTGAGTTTGTAAGTCTCTAGCACGTTGACCCTCTTTTAGCTTCTCACCCAAAAGCATTTGCTGGAATGCGTTTGTTGTGCCTCTCTCATAAGCACCTTGGCCGGCTTGCAGGGCAGAGCCTAATGCTTGGCCCAAACCAATTCGCTGTGGGCTTCGGCCACCAGCCTGGAGTAATGCAGCCGCGGCTGACAGTGTCGATTGCAAACCCAATTGCTCGCGTTGCTTGGCAGTCAGTAGCTTTTCAAGCTCACTGTCGCCACCGCCACCAAACAGATTGCCTAGTAGTCCATCAAAATTAAATTCAGCCATTTTTATTCCTTACAAAAGCCCAAGCAAGGCGCCAACACCAGCGCCAATGCCAGTGCCAACACCTGGAATAATGCTGCCAATTTTTGCGCCAGCCAATGCACCACCAAGCGCGCCAGAGGCAGGGTTTTGGCTGTATGGAGTCGTTGCCACCATGCCAAGGTTTGCAGGCTGCGCACCCAGTGAAGACTGGACCACACCAAGACGCTGCAAGCCAATGTTGCGGATTGCATCCATTTGTTGCTGGTCCAGAGCCTGACGCGCACCGCCAGCACCCATGACCGCTTGAGCGCCACCAAGACGCAATGCTTGTTGTTGTGCAGCCAAATTACCAAGCTGGCTTGCACCGCCAAGCCTCAATTGCGCGCCTTGCAAGCCTGCTTGCTGATTGGCAATGTCAGCTGCTGATCTGCGCGCAATGTCTGCCTGCTGCATGGCCATTGCCTGGTTGAATGCCTGCTCATTCAAAGATGTGCCAAGTGTGGCGGCCTGCTTGGCAAACCCTTGGTTTGTCAGAGCCTCGGCCACACCTTGGCGCGACCCACCAAATGCACGGGCTTGTGTGGCGCGTTCACCAGTTTGCTGGATGGCAGCGCGTCTTGCAGATTCCAGATCAGCCAGTGCATTGGTGCGCACAGCTGATGTATATGGATTCATGTAGCTGCCAATTGAGCCTGGACCTTGGCCCATGCTCAAATTAGTCTGCTGCGCTGTAAGTTGTGCAGGCTGATAGACACCGCCATAAGCCGCCATCTGCGCGGCCAAGTCTGTGCCAGTAATGCCTGGGCCAGCGAGGCCCGTGTTGACTAGAGCTTCCTCGCCTGCCTGATACATTGGGTTATAGCCAGCAAATTGCTGGACTGGCAATGCGCCAGCGACCCCTTGGGCCTGCTGGAAGTTGGCCAAGAATGCTTCTTTGATCTGTGGATCAATGGAGCTTGTTGAGGTTGTTGTTCCACCTTTTGACATATTGCCACCTTATCCGAGTAAAGATTTCATTTTCTTGGCAGGCACTTTGCCCTCATTGATCATGTCCAAAAGTCCACGGCCATACTTGTTGACTGCTGATTTTTTGATCACATATTCGCCAATATCAAGATTGACAGCGCCATCATCTGGACCAGGTGGGTTTGCGCCAAACATCAAACCGCCATGGACATAGCCGCCTTTGGCCATTGCGTTACCAGTTCCAGCGCCAGCGCCAGTTCCTCCACCGCCACCGCCACCGCCATCACCGCCATCACCGCCACCGCCATAGTAGTCAGCCAAAGTCACGCCAGCGTTTGCAGCGGCAGCTCTGGCCACATTGGCAGCAGCAATCTGGTCATACAGACTAGGGTTATAGCCACCCATTGCTTGGCCTGCCAGCACATTTGCGTATGGATTGCCGACTGGTCGCATCTGGCCCATGACTTGGGCATAAGGTGAGCCAGTGCCACCGACCACGTTGGGATTGTATTGAGCGCCAATTGGGATTGACTGGTAATTAGCAAAGTTCTGTGCAAAGCCTTGAGTGGCATTGGCAAATGGTGTCGTGCCAAGTAAGCCTGTCCCTGTGCCAGTACCCGTTCCAGTGACTGTGCCAGTACCCGTTCCAGTGCCAGTGCCTGTACCCGTTCCAGTGCCTGTACCCGTTCCAGTACCCGTTCTAGTTCCAGTGCCAGTGCCTGTACCCGTTCCAGTGCCTGTACCCGTTCCAGTGCCAGTGCCTGTACCCGTTCCAGTACCCGTTCCAGTACCCGTTCCAGTACCCGTTCCAGTACCCGTTCCAGTACCCGTTCCAGTGCCTGTACCCGTTCCAGTGCCTGTACCCGTTCCAGTACCCGTTCCAGTATCCGTTCCAGTTTGAACCAAACCAGTTTTTGCCGCGTTATATCTGGCCAAAACCCCCGCATAGTCAACACCAGTGGCACGGGCCACATCATTGGCATTAAAGCCAAGACGATCCATTTCGGCAGCCAATTGAATATCATTTAAGCCACGATTTGCATTGACAAAATCAAAAATGTTTTTGTCAATCTGGGCTTGGGTCATGTTGTTATTTAACCCGTATGTCAAGCCAGCAGACTGTTCGACACCTGTTGGCGCAACATAACCGCCAGTTCCAGTAGCCACATTGACTCTTGACTGGACTCCGGCTAATGGCACACCAGTAGCATTTGCCACATCTTCTGCACTTACGCCAAGTCGATCCATTTCAGCTTTTAACTGAACATCATTTAAACCACGATTTGCATTGACATAGTCAAAGATGTTTTTGTAATACTGCTCTTGGGTCATCCCATTATTGAGCGCGTAATTAAGAGCTGCTGATGCCATATTTATTCCCCTAAAGTTCCTTTGCCATTACAGACCATTGTGGGCTGTAACCTTCGTCTTTTAAAAATGTCTTTGACCAGCCTCTTCGGCCTGCCAAAGTCACCCTGGTGCAACCAACTGATTTGCCCCAGGATTCGATCAATGGTCTCATCCTTGAGAGTTCATCTAGGTCGCCACCAGCCAGAAAATAATGCAAATTCTTTAGCCTGGGATAGACAATGATCTCTGTCAATACCACCGAGTCTTTGGCTGGCCACAGCTGTAATCTGTGATCCTCGACCATCTCAGCGACATCGTCAAAATTGTGTGTGCCTCCAGAGTATTCTAATGCCGCCTCCACATGATGGCGCAGTCTTTTCAAATGCTCTTGGTCGCTCATCGCTTCCCGCTGGCCACAGCGTCAAGCCTCATTACGCCAATGCGCCAGTCGGCCAAAGTGTTGCCAGTCACCTTCATATTGACTTGACGGCCAGAAAACCGGACAGAAGTCGGGTTGGCTGCCGTATATGGTCCAAATGACGATTGTGTGCCTGTCGGGTAATTTCGGGTTTTGAATGAAACCACCGCCTCACCTAGAGTCTGCTCATCTGGGACAACTTGGCGCACAGACATAATGTTGTCGCCATTGCCCAATTGGACTGGCCCAGACTCGGCATAAAGACTGGCGCTGTCATAGTTAAACCCGACCTCATGCTCGTAGATGTAGCCAGTGCTTGAGACCATTAAAGGGTATGTGTAAACACCAGCATCAACCCCAGCAGTTCGGGCCAATGTGCCAATGTTCCAGTGGTTTTCGCGGTAGTTGAAAGTGACATAAGAGTCATTCTCATTGCTCGATGCACTTGGGTAAAACCACCAGATTTCACCAAATTTACTGACATGGACCGAATAAATCTTAGATGCCTGGGCAAAGTTGATATTGGTAAAAATGTAATCTGACACATCACTTGGCAGTGGTTTGACATAGCCGTCATAAATCCAAAAGCCAGAATTGCTCATCCAAATGGCTGCCGTGTCAATGGCCGCCACAGCCTGGGCCGAAATGAGGCCGCAGCCGCTTGCAGCCTTCTCAAAGCCATAAACAAATGGAGCGCCAACATACTGGGCCGTGTGGACATCCACATCTGTAAACAGTAGATTGACACCCTTGACCCTTTTGCCAGCGATCAATGTGCCAGGGCTGGCCAAGTCATAGTCGCCTGCAAGGTTGTCGCCTGCTGGTGTCCACTGGGTATTGTTCTCTTGGTCGCACCACTGCACTTTGCGTGGGTTTCCACCAGCGCCAAGGGCAAAGATAATGCGCTCTTGGGTGACTAAAACCGCCTTGTTGTTGACTGGTGCATTGGTGATTGCCGCTGCCTTGGTAGGCGTTGAAAAGCCCAATTGCCACTCATAAATCTTGCCATCCCATGAAGAGCAAGCAATCAAATACTCACCCCATGTATCAAGTGACCAGGTGGTGGCTGCAATGGGTGTTCCAGTGTCTGGCCGTGCCACGCCATAGGCCAATGTGCCATAAGTGCTGTAACCATAGCCTGTCAGCACTGTGGAGCTGGCATAGCCGCTTGTGAAGCCTGTGGGCGTAATGTCTTTGAGTGTGCCAGCCTCATTCATGGCATAGAGTTTGGAATGCGTACCAGCGCCAATGTATCGGTTGCCACTGTTATCGCGCCAAGTAATGATGCCTCGGCATGAGCCTGTCATCTGTGAGCTTGACCTAGTACGCCATCCATTGATGGGGCGCAGTGTCCCCTCATACCAGCGAACTAGGTTTGCGTCATACCAGCGGCCTGCTGCCTGGTATTCAGTACCATTTCGGAAAACACCTGGGGGTAGCTTTAAAGGTATGTACATGGCAGTATTTAGGTAATGTTTGAGACAAATGTCATTGTCGCAATAAGTGATGCCGTTGAGGGGTAATTTCCTGATGCAGCATAGGATTGAATACTCACCTGAGTGCTGTCAGTCTCCCACCAAAGCTCCACATAATTTGTTGCATTTAAGCTCAAAAAGTAATTCCAGCCGACCAGAGCATGGCCATTGACAGAGCCATGCTTGCTTGGCACTGCAAAGAATCCAGTTGAGCCAGTGACCACAGTGCCATTGATCTTGAGCCAGACCCTGACATCATGGTCCTGAGAGTCAGGGTTTTCAAACTGGCCAGACCATTGCAGATTCCAAATTCCAGCGTCAGCCACTGTGATCCGTGAATTGCTTGCGACACTCACGCCATTGGCGTAATCGACAGTATTCAGTGTCATGGCATAGGCCGTGTTGGCCGCTGCTGCCGTTTGGTCCACAGTGCTTTGAAAAGCCCCATAAGGCGCATTCATAAACCGGCCACCTCTTGGTCCAAACAAAGAACCCAGCACAAATGACAGTTTCTTAAAGTAAACAGTCAATGCGCCATTGTTTTCATTGAAATGCCTGCGCTCATAGGTCTCGGTCGGATAACCGAGTCCTGGTGGAGCTGGATTCTCAAGTTGTTGTGTTTGGCTGGCCATAGGCTAATTATGTCAGGACAGACAGTGCATGGTTGATGTGCTTGATCCGGTCATCTAAGCCAATAAAGCCGCCATTGATCTTTTTGGTCAAGGTTTTATAGTCTTGGGAGTCCGCATACTGGTTGAGCTTGTGGGTGTCCCAAAACCACCCAGCAGTCAGGGCTGCATACTGGGGCGTGGCCACCAGCTCTGGCTGCATGATCAAGTCCACGCCAAGCGCTTGGCCAGCATGGTGGTAGTTCGCAGACCCTGTCAATTGGATGCAGCCTCGGCCTCGGAAACGATAGCCATCGCCACTTGCCTCATCCCTGTTGCCCATGCGGCTGCTGTAGACAGTGTTTGCAATGAGCTTGGGATTTCTGGCACACATTTGGGCCTTGGCAGCGTCAAACCTTCTGGGCCAGAGCTTTTGCAGTGCTTCAGCTTTGTAATTGAGGTTTTCCTCAAGCACCCTAAAATTGCCACACTCATGGCCACACTGGCCAATAAAAGCAGCCTGGCGCAGGGGCGTTGAAATGTCAAAGCGCTGAAAAGTCTCATTAAGCGCATCGACCCACTCTGGGCCAATGTGCAGTTGCTGGAGCTGCTGACTATTGACCATTGACAAGTCTCCTTACTTCTTCATAGGCGCTGGCGCAGGCGTTGAGCTTGGTGATGGCTTTGTCTCCATCGGCTGCGATATCGATAAGAGCTGCAATAGTCTGTCGCTCAGATTCGCTTGCATCGGACTGGCTGGGTTGTGTATTTCCAGTGGCAGCGCTGGCACTTGCACTGTTTTGTGGACAACTTGGGGTTGGGAGGCGCAGCCGACCAGTGCGAGCAAGCTCATGCATAGCAGACTGTTTTTTCTTGACATCATCTTGGGCCTTTCTGAGTTTCGTTTCCTGATCTTGCAGTTTTTCGCCAAGTTCTTTCTCTTTGGCTCTGGCTTCATCATTCTTTTGGGCAATGGCCAGTTTCATGTCATTGTCCCTGTCTTCCCAGCCAAAGTGATAGCCACCTCGGTAAGAACCAAACAAGGCAATGCCGATTGCTAGGGCGATATAGGGTAGTGGGATGCCAAACATTATTCTGACTCCTGTCTGGCCTGCGCCAGTTGTTCGCGCTCATGGTCATCTTCAAGATGGTCCGGTGGCGTTGTGGGTGGTGGACCAGGTGTCCAAGACTCGTCTAATTCTGGATTGGTCCACTTGGGCATAGCGCCAAATGGCTGGTTTGGGATGCCATTGGTGGTCGCATTAAACCCGTGATTGTTGCTGTAACCATATTGGCCATAGCCTTGCATGGGCTGGCACATTGGCTGGCCCATGGGTGGTGGCTGCTGCCTAGAAGTCATTGCCCGTTTACCAATAACACCGCCAATGCCGCCCACAATCAATAAAACGATATCGTTCAGCATTTTGGTATATGCCTGGTCAATCGGGGCCATGCTCTTGATTGGCTGGGTGACAAAAGTCACAGAGTACAAAAGAGCAATCACGATAAAGAAAAGAATCAGAGTGACAGCAAGCACCACAATGCTCCAGACTCTGACCTCGATCTCTTCAGTTGTTAGGCTTAACTTCGTCAACTTTTTTCTCCAAGATTGGTGCTACCAAATATTCTGGGCAAGTCTGGGTAAACAGACACCGAGGCTTTTGACACTCCGTCGCATGAAAATTGTCAGGGTTCTGGCACTTATAGCGATATTTTTCTTCGCAGCCAGTCAGCAGTAAAAGAAGCAATAGATATCTCATTTGCCTAATCCTATCCTACCAAGCAATAAATTGACAATTTTGTCAGATAAGTCATCAGGTAAGAACTTCAGAAAACCTAAGAAATAAAGTGCCACGCATCCATAAACGAATATCTTGAGGCACATATCAAAGGTCTTCTGATACTCATTCACCGACCGCACCTTCTTGTTGTCTCACAGAATGTCATCAACTCATTCACACCGACAAATATCAGAAACAAGACAAACGCACAGCCGCCAATGATCATGGCCAGCTCATTCATCTCTTGTTCTTTTTCTTTGGCTTTCTTATCTGCGGCTTTCAATGCGCTCAATTCTTTGGCATCGGCCAAGTCCATCTCGGCCTGCCTGGCTTTAATCTTGTTCCAGACATCGATCTTGCCTGTCTGCATGAAAAGCATTTTCAGCTCTTCCTCAAAGGCTCTGGCCTGCTCCAGTGCCATCTCAATCTGCAAAGCTGTCCCCATGTTGGACCCCTTGCCAGACTGTTTGGCTTGAAGCATGGCCTTGGTGGCCACACTCCTTGCGTCAAACATCTTGCCAATCATTGGCGCAAGTGAGCCTAAGTCATTGGCAACCTTTGCTGCCTTCTTGACCATGCTGATGGCGCTTTGTATTCCCGCCAGGGCTGTAATCGGATCGATCATTTCTTTTCTACCTTTTTCCACTCAAGGCAAACAACCCTCCGATTGTAGACATCACCAGTCCATGTCCACTTGGTGCATCGATATTCGGCAGCAGCTGCTAGTAAGACCAGAGCATAGATCATGGCCACATCAAAATGATGACAAAACTACCCCAAATGACAAAGACAGTGATGCAGACCGCGGCAATGAGTGCCACGGCCCAGTCTTTCATAGCCCCAACATTTTTTTCACAAATTCGGCAGCCACCCCTGGTCCAAACAAAACCGCGGCAATCACGATATACAGCAGATATTCAATCTTTGTCATGCGCTTTGAGCCAGCAGCAAAACTTTGCTGAATGCCCTCGTATCGTTCAGCACAAATGGCTTCATGCACTGACAGTTTGGCCTCTGTCTCACTGATCATTTTATCGCTCATCACACACCCATTTGTTTTCTTATCTTGGTTGCTGAGATAGCGTGTGTTGCGTCATCGAAAGACTCTTGCTCGATTTTGTAGCCAACATCACGCCCATAGGTGATGTTAACAATATTTGGGACAAGCTGAATTTCATACTGACCTTGGTACAAAGGGTCTAAATCACGCTTGATAAAGTCTTTGACCTGATTGGCCGCAAACGGGTTTGAGCCGTTCCAGCCCTGGCAGTCTCTAATCTGGATCACAACTTGACCAGTCTTTGCCAATGCTCTCTCAAACAGTTTTCGATGGCCTTCATGCCAAGGTTGCCATCTTCCAAGCATCTGAACAGTCTCTTTCTGCCAATCAAAGACAGGGCGTTGGCGGTTGTCTAAGATGTGAGCAGCAATAAACTCACCCCACTTCTCAGCCTTCTGCTCAGTAATCCTAAAGTCATACTGCTCTGGGGCTACAAACACCTTGTTGGTGTCTTCAAAGCGGCCTTGGTTGATGGTATCAACCCAGACAGTCCAATCTGCTTTAAAGTTGTTACGCATCTCAACCAGAGGGGCAACAAAGTCGCAGATCACATAATCCACATCGTAACTGTCAGCAAGATCACGCATTCTCAAACTCTGGCGAATACGGCCTTCATGGGAGAAGTCCCAATCGTTGTATTTCTTGCGCACATCATCAGCATTCAGCCACATGACTGTCTTGCGGTTGCTTTGCAAGTGGTCAAGAATGTGCTGTGCTAGATAAGTTTTACCAGCACCAGGCAAACCCATGATTAGAATTCTTTTCATCCCTTGACCTTGTAAAGTTGTTTGATTGCAAACTCTGGTGCGGGTGTGCGCCAAAACTCTTTATTGCCATATTTATCCCAAACCGATTTTGGCAAGATTGAGGGGCGTTCTTGCCATGTCACTTCTTTTCTGACTGTATGTAGACTTTTCATGTTCAAGGCTTTGTCGTATACCTCGTTGTCATACTCTACATTCTTGAAGTCATGGTCAAAGTAAGGCTTGCCAATAAACCCATAAATCTCACGCATCACGCTCTCAGGCTGTTTGCATAAAGATTCATATTCCACCAACATAATCATGTCGGGGTTTAGAAGTAAACCTTCTTCTAGAAAGTAATAAGGCTTGACCACTTGCCCTTCCTTCTGAACATCCATTAAGGCATCACATCTTGTAGTGACTGTTTGGTTTGCCTCATTATCTGTAAGGCTTGCACCATACAAAGAATTCTTGGCAGCAATGCGTTCAAAGCTGTCCAGTATCCAAGGCAAATCACGCACACAGCAAATAATCTTGGTCTGTGGGTATAGGTCTTTCAGCAAAGATGTTTTGGCAGTCCATCCCCTGCTAGTGTCAAATACTGTGTTTGGCTTAACTGCTTTGTAGTAAGAGTTAAACAAGTCTTTGAGTATTTGCTTGCGTCTTTCTTCATCAATCAGGTGATTGCTTTCACTTCCAGTAATGACATTGATGGTAGATGACACCAGGTGCTGTACTGGCGAGGAAATATCTGCATAGAACTCAGGGTTCTGACGCAAGATAGCTGAGAGCAGGGTTGACCCCGACCTTGGTAAACCAGAGATGAAGAAAAACTCTTTCATTCTGCTGGAATCCAGTTGACTGTGCTTTCATCCCATTGATAGCGCACGTTGCCACCATTCATAATGGCATTAGCGGGTCTTGGTACTGGCGCACCCCATGTCATTGTGTCCGAGTAACCAATCCATGAGGGGTAAGGTTTACGGGCTTCATGTTCAGCAGCTCTAGCAGCGTTGTATTCTTCTTCGGTCAAGACTTGCAACACACCCGCAATGGTAGTGTCGGCATCGTCATCACAAGTGCCATAGTATCTTGGCGCACGCAAATATGTACCATCAGAGGCTGTCGTTATAGGCCATGATGAATTGTCACTCCATAAATAAATCCATCCTTTGACATCAGGCATAGATGGGCCTGTGCGTTGTGGCTCGGATGTGCAAGGTATTTTAGTTACTGCATCAACTTCAGTTAGGCAAATATATTTCATGCGGACACCCTTCTAACTGCACGTACATTTTTTACGCCAGTTTTAGATTCACGATATAAAAGGCCATAACTAAAATGCTGTCGCCATGCCGTAGCTTCATTACCCGTATTTGCCGTACTAGACCAGTAATTGTTAGCCGTAAATGCTTGCGCACCGCCTGATTGGAAAGCCGCTGCTGAAGTTTGCGCTGGTGAACCAGAACTGTAATTAGTGCTTATTGGTTCTGGTGAAACTGCATTTGCGTTTGCGCCAGAACTTGTGTCGTTAGCTGTTGTTGTAGGCTTTAAAAAGTAATAACACACTTCTAATTCATTTTTAGCTGGCATATACCAATCACTAAAACCACCAATTACAAGGTCATTACAAAAGTGAACCGCTGGATAAACAGTTGAACTACCATCAGCCACCAAATCAGCAGTATTTTGTGGGCCATCTATAAGACTAACGGGAATAATTCCAGTTCCTATATTTTTCCATGCAAGCGAACTTTGAGCAGAAGAAACAGGGCCAATAACAAGGTTATAAACTGTTCCACTTTGGTTAATTTGACCCGCAAAAAAACCACCGCCATATGCCGCACCAATGTCTGCTGGCAAAGGAGGAATAAAACTCCTATGGTTTTGAAAAACAGCTTGTAGTGCGCCACTCATGTTAAGCCACTCCCAGAAATAAGCCAGTTGGTAGAAGTAATTTTGATTGCCGTGGCAGAACCATACTGAGCAAGACTTCGTGAGCCAGTTGTACCAGCAGGAGACAAATACATTGTGTCTGTGGTAATTGCAATTGTCACCACTTGGCTTGTCATGTTTATAAATGTCAAGGCAGTGCCTACTGGATAAGCCACATTTGCATTTGAATCAATCGTAAATGTTCTGGCATTGGCATCAGTTGATGGGTGAAAAATCACCTTGCCTGAGTCTGCCAATACTGCTGTGTATGCTGCGCTTTGACTGTTAACTGGAATATTTCTAAAGCCAACTGCATTAGTTCCATCAACTGTGAGTGTATTGTCTGCACCACTAATTGTTTTATTTGTCAGGGTCTGTGTCCCTGTCAAAGTGACATCACCAGTGGCAGCAGCTGCAAAACCTAATGTGCCAGAGCCGTTTGTCTTCAAAACATAATTGGCCGTGCTGTCAGCTGTGGGCAATGTGAATGCCGTGACAAAGCTCTGCAGGTTGGAATCATAGGCCAGCACATCAGTGCCAATGGCCAAGCCAAGTGCTGTCCTGGCAGCTGATGCAGTAGCGCCACCAGTGCCACCTTTTGTGACTTTTAGCACTGGGCCGGTGTCAAACAATGCGTCAATAGAGTCTAAGTCTGTATTGATCTTCGTTCCCCAGGTGTCGGTAGATGCACCGACTTCGGGTTTAGTCAGCAATAGATTCGTGGTGGTTGTATCAGCCATTTTTCACCTCATGCGGCAATTTGCCAAGATTCACTATTATCAGCAATTGGAGTCCAAGTTTCACTTGAATCACTAATTGCAGTCCATGTTTCTGATGCGTCAGAGATTGGGGTCCAAGTTTCTGAATTATCAGATATTCCAGACCAGCTTTCTGCCGTATCGTTTTCTTGTTCCCATTTTAGTCTTGCATTGACCGCCATGGATGACACTGCAATGAAGAGAATTTGGGCAGACTGCCTGCGCTGCGCATCCACCGCCATGACGCTGGTGGCCACAATGACCATGCCACTATTGCCAATGATGGTGGTGGACACTGCCAGGGTTGATGTATCAACAATGTCAAATGCGCCAAATGCCACCCTGGTGGCCGCAACAGAGACTGTGCTGGTGTCGCTAATGGCGGCTGCACCTATCGCATATCTGACACCATCCACAGCCATGGTAGATGTGTCGCTGATGGCAGCTGATGCAGTTGTTAACCTATTGGCCTCCACGGCCATGGTGCTTGTGCCAGTGATGGCCAGTGATGCATCAATGATGACATTTGCGCCAATTGAGACTGTGCTTGTGTCAGATATTAAGACTTCAGCAAATGCAAATCTGGTGGCTGCCACCGACATGGTGGACTGGGCGTAAATCTCAAACTGGGCATTGGAGACCACTGTGGCCGACATGGCCATGGTGGATGTGGCTGTAATGTTTACAGCCGGCTCAAACGTGCCTTTGGAGTAATTGCCCTTGCCGTATGACCCGTAGCCGTAACCTACCCTCGGATCAGAGTATTGGCCAGCACCAAAATTCCCCGATCCATAGGCTGCCATATCAAGCCAAAGTGATGCTCAATGAAGAGGCTGGAATGCGCAAGACATCGCCAGAATTGATTGTGCGTGCCGTAGTCAAAGGAGCCCAGGCTAAAAGGTTTCCACCCGTAGACGCATCAAAAATGCCGGCCCAGCCGACTGATCCCCAGTTTCCACCAGAAGCAGCTGCAAACTCGATGGCCGCTGCATTGGTGAATGTTGTGGCCGTGCCAGAGCCGGAGATCGTGCCAGTGACCACGCGAGCATAGCCATTGCCAGAGACCTCAGTGCCGCCACCCGTGTCGCTTGGTGCAGCCGTGAAAAGGCCAACATACCAGGCTGTGGGTCGCGTTGCTGAACCAGTTGTGAAAACCCAAGTCAATACTAGGTTTTCGGTGTAGTCGGTAAAAGATGACATATACAGTCCTTATCCAAAAGTCTTTGCACGGGTTAGCAATGCACCACCAGAAGATGCACTTCGATCATCGGCAGTTTGTGAATCGTTCAAGGCGCGCTCATAGAGTGTTGCCCATGTCTGGATTCTCGCATCATCTTGCAAGTATGGTGCAGCCTGGAGCAATGCTCCATACAGATAAATGTCGGGGTTTGATGCCAAAAGCCAATTGCTTGAGACACTGCTTGATAACTTTGTCAACTTTGCGTAATAGGTCAGCTCGGTCGTGTAGTTACTGTCTGGTGTCGGGACAATTCGGAATTGGCCACCGACCACACCAAAGAATTTGGGCTTGCCGCTGGCCGTGTACTTGGTCATTTCATTGTCAAGCGCATCAATGCTCAAAAACTGCAATGGTGTCTCAGGGTTTGTGCTTGTGAGCTTGAGGGATTTGGTCTCCAAGAAGTCACTTGGCACAGCGCCATATTGCGCATCAAAAGACGCATTGGCCCTGACGATCATCTGCCTGGTGCGCAGTGTTCGCTCCACTTGTGCCTCGGCCAGAGAGATAAAGTCAGGAATGACAGAAGTCAGGTCTGACCGGTTCAGCCAGTCACCAATGGATGTCTTCAGTTCCGCGTATGTAGTCAGTGCCATTATTGGGCCTCTTTTTCCATCTCTTCTTTCACAATCCAAGTGTGTTCATGGCGAAACTCAAATGTGCCAATGTGGCCAATTTCCTTTGAGACATCATGGTCGATGTAGACCTTGTAACCTAGCTCTTGAGCTTTCTTACAAAAGAACACATCCTCACCCATGTAGCCTCTGGTGGTCTGCCATGGCATATCAAACCATGGCTCACTCATGCCCTCAAACACCTCGCGCTTGATCAGCATTATGCCCGTTCCAATGCTTCCCACCTCTTCCAATCCAGTCGATTCTGGCATGGTGTAGACCGATTGGCGCTTGCCGTTCTCGTCATAGTTCTGGGCAGTTGGTCCAGTGGGCATTCTGCGCCTGGCACAGTTGGCAGCCACAATCTCTTTGTCGTGCTTCAAGAGCCGCTGGACCATGTCCTGTGGAAACGTCATGTCCGAGTCAATGAAAAGAATGTGGGTGCAGCCTTCGGCCATGGCATCCAAGCAAAGGTCAGCCCTTTGGTTTTGGATAATCGTGCCTTGCATCAATTTCAGGCTGATTGCGTCTGTGGTGTTGAGTGTGTGATAAGCCACCATATTCACCATGCAATAGGTGTAATTTGTGTGGACCTGATCACGGGCCGGTGTGCATACAGCAATGTAGTTCATACTTTCCCAGGGCGAGTTCTAAAAAATTGATTGTCGGAGTCGTTGAGCCAGCGCTTCATGTATTCCTGGTCATCGATCTTGCCCTCGGCCTTCATCTTGTAAAAAAGGGATTCGGGGATGGATGCCACCAAGTGCCATTCACCAGTCCAGTTGGCTTTCTCATCCACAGCGTTATAGATGGCCTTGTTGGCCTCAATCACCGCTGTGACATCTTGTTGGGTCTCAATGGTCACATCGCCAGTTTCTGGATTTTCATGCCAGATGCGTTTGATGCCTTGATCTTTGTTTTCGCTAAATAGTCTTTTGTGAATCATGTTAAAAAAAGGGCCAAGTTTCCCTGGCCCTTTCCGTTTACCTTCGATTAAGAAGTGATCAAGTCAGCGGCCAAACCATGGGCCAGCTCAGAAGTCACCTTGTGACCCCATTCCACGATCAGCATACGCTTTTCAGCATCGCCAGTCTTGGCCAATTCAACTTGCTGATAAGGGCGCAACATAACCATCTTGGCGTAGTCAGGATCGATCACCCATGCATCACGCTCACGTTGGAATCTGTTCGCAATAACTTGCACGTTTCCGAAATCGCTGACATAAATGTCAACGGCCCCGACCAATGTGGCAGGCTTTGCACCACCATCAATGTTGAAACGGCTTGAGGCAATACCAGAGAAACCTGACACGCGCTGCTTGTTAACAGGACCGCACATCAAAATCTTAGGTGTACCACCTTGTGACCACACTTTTTGAATCACATTCTTGAGAATGGTTTCAGTGAATGTGCGCACATTGCCATCAGTACGGGCGCTGTTTGGCAGCGTTGTATAAGATGGATCAGTGCCATTGGTCTGCTTGTCTGTGTTCGTCTTGATATACGCACCCAAAGAGGCAGTCACACGGGCAGTTGTCGAATCACCAGCGACAGCAATGCCGCCATTGAGCATGACAAATTCTTGGTCGCGACGTAATTCAGCGCCACGCTTCGCGATTTGGTAGGCCAATTCTGAGCGACGCCCTGCCTTGTTCACCACTTCTTCAGTGGCTG